AAATAGAACTGCTCCGTGGTATCATCACTATAACCAACAATTAGTGTATCTGTAATTTCTATCCTCGGATTTGGAGATGCACCCGTTGCAAACTTACCACCGGCTCCAAGCGTAATAATTTTACTAGTAAGGGTACTAGCCATCAGTGTATTAACGGCGATACTGTTGGTTGTTATTTTCCCACCATTAATTGTGGTCTCATAAGCATTGATATCAGCGGCGGCTTCTCCATCTCCAAGTTTAGTAGTTGGGTCGTAACCGGCAGTGAAGTGGCATTCGCCGTTGATGTTGATATGTTTAGCGTCTATTGTAACTGCCGAAGAAGTCAGGTTAATCTTGCTGCATATCGTTACCCCCTCATAATCAGTAGTGCTTACCTTGAGGAGAATGTTGTAAGCATTAACATCTATTGAGCCTTCAGCCGTAGTAACTCTACCATCAATGCTGGAAATATTGGTTACATTCAAGGAGATGTTATCAGCATTGACAGTGATATTACCCGTATTAGTAGTTATATTCCCTTCGTTGGCCTCAATAGCTGTTACGTTCAGAGAGATATTGTTTTCAGTCACGACAATCGCAGCAGCATTTGCAGCAATTCCTACATCTTGAACTGACTCCCACTCTCCTTCAGTAATCGCATCCGCACCAACGCACGCTGCGCGATAAAGTTTGTTGTCATCATCCGTGTCAAACCACAAATCTCCAACGATTTCAGATGTTGGTATACCCGGCTGTTTGAATATGTTTATTCCAGCAGTAATCTCTATCTTGCTGGCACTAATCTTGATGCCTTCGGCAGTGGCGTTAATCGTAGCAATAACCTCGCCTGTCAAGCCCGATGATGTTAGGGGCACAAAATCCAGCCTGTTTAACTCAACGGTTCCGGTCTCTATATGGCTGCCGACTATGGTAGTCTCTCCCCCGGTAACCCAGTCAAGGACAGTAAAAGCTCCCTTGACTACTACCTGACCAGCGCCAATCTTAGTGGCTATATGTTGGTCAAACTGCTGCCTATCATAAACCTCGCTGAGGATATCGGTAATATCTTTACTTCGATTGGCAACCTCTATCTCCATTAGTTCGGGATGCAACAGGTCAGGGTGCGTTATCTTCACGACCTGAGCGCTGATATCGATGCTTAGGTCTTCGTCTATCACTGTGATAGTTGAACCAATCTGTAACACTTCAAAGGAGAAATCTATCTCATCCGATGCGGAAAGGTCAACTGTATCAATTTGGTATGTTATTCTAGGTTCCTTGAGGTCAGCCAGTCTCAGATTGGCCCAGGCAAGTAGTGTATCCGGATGAGTGATACGCCTATCAACAATGACCTTGATGTAAATACCACCCCATCTATCCTGGGAACTGCCCTCCCCGGCATCCTCGACGTAATCCACGGCATGTCCTTCAGCATCACTGAGCTTAATTCTGGCATCACCTTCGCCGGCACCATAAGCATAAATCTTGTTGGCCAAGGTAGTATAATCAATCTCTCGTGTAATGCCTTTGAGGTTCTTCTTATACCTGATTTGCTGCCCTACGTCCTCACCAATAGAAGTCTTCCATTGCAGGGCCCTACTGTTATCCACGTAGATATGGCCACCAACCGTATCCCTCAAGCGGTAAAGAGACCTCAAAAGAATGTCATTATCGATGCCAATTGAACGAGAGACAACTGGGTCGATTGTACCTACGGTAATTTCTGGGGTGAGAACTTGAAGGTTTAGCAGGGCTGTAACAATTTGGGTGATAGTAAGAGTGTCTGCAGAGTAGTCAATAATGAGTTCCTCGGCTAGCTGGTTGATTAGGCCATCAGCATTAACCGTGATGACAAGGGTTGCCTCTCGTATGTCTGATTTCCGAGTTAGCCGGAACCTGTTGACAAGTGAGCCGTCCTCGTACTTCCGGAGCCAAATCTCATTAGCCTTGATGATGTTTGTGGCTTTAGTGTCATCAGCTGGTAGCTTAAAAGATAACGTAGGGGCTTCATTGATGGCCTCCCTGTAGGATATGCCATAAGCATTTTCCAGAACAGCTACCAAGTCATCATTACTGTTATGGAGTTCAATAACATATTTACGAGCAGCAAGTTCCATCACAGATACACCTCGCTATACAGGATATTCAGGTTCCCTGTGTCAGTAGTCTTGAGTCCTGTTACCAAGAGCTCATTCTGGGCAGCAGGTTTTAGTCTAGGGAACTTACTACCTGCTTGGACTCCACTCATAGATGCTACTGCACCCTCACTTACTAGCCATCTTGCCACATCAATTACTAGCGTATCACCTATGCCCAAGCTTCCTATCCACTGCAATTCCTCTCCAGTGGTTACATTCTCAAGCTTGATAGTTGCACCCTCAAGAGCATTCTGAGCTGTCAATGTGTAGACTGGAGTAATATAAGCAGTCCCACCTATTACTCCTGCCGCTGGTTCATAGATTGTCTTAGCAACCTCATCTATATCGTGGTCGTGGTCAATAGGGTCATCTGTACTAAAGCCTAGTGGGTCAGGACAGACAAACATTAAAACCCCTCTAAACAAGGTGGTAGAATCATAATTACCTTCAAGACTTTCCAATATAGCATTGAAATAGCGATCACTCAAGGCGTCAAATACCAGCTTCTTAGGCACCAGTTCGGTCAGGATTAGCCTGATATTGTCTAGATTGGCGTCTAGGTCAGCACGAGTAGTACCAGTTACAGCACATTCTATTTTGATGTGGCGATGCTCTCTTGCTGGTCTAAAGGCATAGCCTCTATCCTGTAGTTGAATGCGGCTCACCAACTGTCTTAGGATATTAACCCCAGAGGACACAACTATTAGCTTATGGTCACTCATGTCAGCGGTATTGAATTTGATGCTATGAGCCATATTAACCTCCTGTTGCTCTCACTTTGCTCTGCTGCATCCTGTACAACTCTTCGGCTATTCTTGGAACATCAGCTTCTTCGCGGACTACTAACTGGGCGATATGGAATGTGTTAGCTATGGTTGTGGCACCACCAGCTCCAGTTAGAGGCATTGCCATAGTGGTTGGGACTGCTGCTAGACCTGGACTACTTACAGCTCCAGGGCTAATTGACATCTCGGCTGCTATATCCTGCATGGCTGAGCGAACATTACCAAGAGCTCTTTTAACCCCAAGTTCGATGCCTTCTGTCAGCCCTTTTCCAATATCAACACCGGCCTCAGACGGACTGAATGGCCATAGGTTACCGAGTCCCTCCCTGATGTTCTCCCAAATGCCCTTCGCGAACCCTGCGACTTTATCCCATATCCAAGAGGCTAACGACTTGATGCCTTCCCACAAACCTCTGACGAGATTCATCCCCCACTCTTTTGCTGTCTCCCATACTCCGGAGAAGACATCTATTACTTTTTGCCATATATCTTTTACTACTTCGACAATCTTACCCCAGTTTCGGACTATCAGGATTGGAATACCAACTGCAGGGAACAAAATGGCTAATATCTTATCCCAGTGATCTCTGAAGATACTAGTTATCCACTCCCAGATTCCCTTGAAGAAGTCAACAATACCATTCCAGATTTCTACTGCTTTCTCTTTGATAGTGTCCCAGTTCTTCCACACCAAAACACCGATGGCAATCAGAGCTACAATGCCTGCTATAATCAGACCCACTGGACCAAGTAGGGTCATAAAGGCTCCTCCGAGCAAAGGAAGCATGGGCAATAATGAACCTATTACCATTAGGATAGGTCCGAGAGTTACCAGCAATCCGCCTACAGCACCTACAACTATGAGGATAGTTTTTACTAGCTTCGGGTTTTCCTTCACCCATTCTCCTATCTTCTGGACAATAGGCATAACAGTATCCATTATGCTCTTCAGTACGGGCATCAGTGTATTACCTATTGTGATGGCAGTATCTTTCAAGTTAGCCATGAGGTGTGCCATTTGCCGGGAAGTGCTCTTTTCCATTTGTCCAAAAGCATCATCGGCTGCACCAGAAGCATTCTCCATTGCCTCAAGGTCCGTAGCAAACATCTGGGCATTTTCCCCGGTAAGAGCAAGAACGGCTGAACCTGCTTCCACAGAACCAAACATCTTCATCAGCATCTCGTTATTGCCGCCGGTAGCTTCTCTCAAGCTATCGAGTGTTTTAGCAAACCCTAACTCCTCGAGCATAGTCTGCCCTGATTCGTAACCCAAATCCGTTATGACTTCCTGCATATCAGCCGTAGGCTTCTGTAATGACACCATTGCCTGTCTGAGTTGCGTTGTAGCTACACTGGTTGGTACGCCCTGCTTGGTCATAGTAGCTAGCGCGGCCGAGACCTCCTTAAACTCTACTCCAGAGGCAGCCGCTATCGGGGCCACTTGGAAAAGAGAAGCGGATAGTTCATCAAAGGTCGTCTTACCACCTTTAACCGTGGTGAACATCAAATCTGCTACTTCCTGAGCAGATGACATCGGTAACTTAAAAGCATTGATGACGGTAGTAATGCCATCAACAGCCGTTTCTGTGTCCGTCATACCACCAATAGCAGCCTTTGTTGCTATCTCCATGAATGAGAGGACATTCTCTTTAGGTACACCAGCGGATATTGCTTGGTAAAGAGCATTGGCAGCTTCTGGAGCATCGACACCCATGGTCCTGGCCAGTTCTCGTGTATCATCGGAAAGTGCTTGAAACTCCTCTTCATTGAGAAGGAGCATGGTATTTACTGATCTCATAGCGGTGTCAAAGTCAGCTGCCATTTTCAACGAAGGAATAGCTATAGCAGAAACAGCTCCGACCATGGCTCCGCCAGCCACCGTCATTCCCTTACCCACGGACTTCATCTTATCGCCGACAGCAGTTAGTTTGGGCTTAAGTCCATCAAGCTGCTTGTTGACTTTATCGGCCCCATCAAGAGTTATTTTCCCTACGAGCTCAAATATGTTCATTACTTCTTAACCCTCTTCGCTTTAATGCCCATTCGTGAAAGTGTTGCATCCTCTCTTTTTTGTAAGAGAGCGACATCCTCTCTTTTTTGAGAGCCAACCTGCTGAGAAGTCTCATCTGATAATCCCAAGTGCCTCAAATACTCCCCAAAATTCTTTTTACCACCAGCACCCATTTGCCAACCTACAAAGGCAGCTAGAATGTACTTCTCCTTCGCCTCTTCCTGCTTCACCAACTGAAGCAAATCCCTCAGTTGCAAGAAACGGCTGAATGTCAAGTCATTCATCTCCATATCTGTCCAGCCGTATCTTGCTTGTATTAAGTCTAAAACCTCTGCTAGCTTTTGCTTGAGAGTCGGCTCGCCAGCGAGGAGGCACGTACGAAAAAATCCTTGATGCCCTCCTGCTGAATTAGCCCATCTATGATGTCCAAAACTGCAGTGGCTGGCATCACTTCAAACTCAACTACCTCTTTGCCAGCTAATTCTGCCAGCCACGCTTTAAGGTCTTCTTCAGTCTCAGTAACGAGACTTTGGAATAGCACCATACCTAACTCGGTAGGGTCAGCCTTCTTGCCAGCTAGTGCAGAGGCTAATTGCAGTCGTGCCCCTTTAGTTATCTTGCCAAGCATCCTAGCTACAGCAAAAACATCCTTAACGTTTAGTTTCCGAATCTCCATTTTACTTATCCTCCTTCAATTCAATCCTTCAGTTTTGGCTAAGCTGCATTGTCAACGAAGGTGCCTACATCTGCACCAGCAGGTTTCAGAGCTCGGAAGGTTACAGGAACGATAGTCTTCTCGGCCCTTCTGAAGCTCATCCCGACTGACCCTGTAGCTACTACCCTAGGGAAGTAATACGTGCGAGCAAATCCTGCTGGAGTTATACCTGTCAACTTGATAGACATTTCCTTCAAGACACCGCTTCCTATCCTAAGGATACTGCCATTCAGCACACTGCCGCCAATCGCCTTGTCTATGTTGTAGAGCGAAGACTCGGCCATATTACAGACAATCTCCATTGCCTCACTGGCTAGCTTAGCCCCTATCGGGAAGGTCTCTTCTTCAACCCTGACCTCAGTGATGTCAGAGCTGTAGTTGAAGGTCACTCCATCCTCAGTGTAGCCAACATCGGTGTAAGGACCGCTCAGAATAAGACCTGGGGCTGTTACAGCACCTGGCTCTATCTCGTAGGTGACTCCATGAACTATCACTTCGTCAATGAGAGCATACCTTGCTGGCTCTGCTTCCCATAACTCAATACGCATTCTGCTCAATACCCAGTCACCCAGAGTATCAGTTAAAAGGGCATTAACTGCCGCCACCAATCCATTGATGGCCTGTAGAGTATCCCACTTAAAGAATGAGCCACCATCTTTATCTACTCCACCATACCCTACCTTATCCCCAGTTGCCAGAGCTTCCAGCGTCCAGTTTCCATTAGGTGTATGATTCTGTAGAGTCACGAATGTAACCTCTATCCAGCCAGTACTGTCAGGGTCTTCAAACCTGAACTCCCACTGGGCATAGTTACCTACCACATCTGCTTCACTCTTGTGGCGGAAGCTATATGCGTGTGTAGCGCCGTGGATGGCATCCTCAACGCCCTGAAGTGTCAAGGCGGCACATACCCCCCTTGGGTCAAACTGAAGATGCGTGCTACCAGCATCTCCCGAGCCAGCCTTGGACAGTTTCACTGCATGGGCACTATCATTATACCCTGGAGTAGCCCACTCAGCGATTGCATCATTTGGCTCTCTAATGGCTAGGTTCGCTACACCTACCAAAACATTTTGTGATTCGTTACCCATTGTCATTTACCTCCACGTTTTATTTTTTCCAGAAATGCCTGATAGCGAGATTCAACCGCTTCAGGACTCATGGTTACTATCGGCCGCTCTGGGACAATTGGCTCCTCTGATTCTACATCCAGAGCCGCCACAGTTTCTGATTCTAATTCTAATTCTACTTCCTCATTCGCAATTACCTCCTCAGCTATTTCTGGTTCTTGGTTCTTTTCTGACTTCGTCATATTTTCTACCTCCCTTCAATCGCTACTGCTTCAGAATCCCTCCGGAATATTATGTCCCACAAAGTCGCATAGTGCCAGATACCTTGTTCGGACTCCGGCACAAACCCGTCAGACATAATCCCTATGTGGACTCTGGCTACTTCACTTGTACTGAAAACTAGCTCATCTAATAGCTCAATAAGCCACTTCCTGATTAACAGTATCTCATCAGCGTTGGGGCTATCACTCCAGATGTCAAGATAATAGCTTGCCCTTTGGATAACGTGAGTTCCAGGTTCTCTCCGGATGTCTATTCTATGGACCAGATAAGGAAACTCAGCGTTTGGAGTAGCCCAAGTAAGATAAAGCCACTCATCAATCCTATCACTGCCCATCGCTATTTGCAGGTCAGGGTCAGTGGTTAGTAGATTATAGACATATGTCAATAAGCTCTTTTGAGTATCCATTAAAACCACTTACTCCCGAGGATAGATTTTATCTTTCCCAGTGATTTCTCAAAACTCGGCCTTAACCACGGCCTCGGTGCCATATTGTAACGCCTACCAAGACTGTCTGTATCTCTGAAACCGAACTCTAATCGGGCAGCATATGGTAAGTCGCTACCGACTTTCCCAATGACTGTCTTGCCCTCACTCTTAACTGAGGTTCCGATAGACTGCCTCAATCTGCCTGTAGCCTGCGCCGGCGGTTCTCCCGGGGCTGATGCGGTATAAGTCCTCTTCGTCCCAGGGACATAATAGGTTCTGCCTGTACGACTACCGACAAGTGTCTCCTCCACCACGGTCTTATGAACTGCCATCACAGCTTCAGCCATCCGCTGACCAGCAGCGTCCTCGATGGACTTGATCACCTTCTCTGTATGAAACACTAACTTAACTTCAACTCCCATTAGAACTCCCTATATCCAAATCTTGGGTCATTTGTCTGTTGACTAATAGAATCATACTGGTCATATAGGATAAAGCTCGCTACGGCCATCGTACGCTCTCTCATGAACCCTTCTACATACTCTCAAGGTTAAAAATCCATCTATATACATTAGACTTCCTTCGCCATCACCACGCTTGTATTACTAATCTCCTGAACTGGCTCCACAGGCACCAGAGTCTTATCCTTCCAGAGAAGGCGATTATTGCCTAACGATATACTTACACTGCCACGAAATACTACTCTATGGCTGACCTCACTATGAAGTTGCTGGTAGACCGCTCTTGCTTTAGCATCCAGGGGAATCACCCGGCAATTCCTGATTTCCACCGGTGACCATATTTCAGTTTGGCCTAAAGCAGTTTGAACAGTATCTTTAACTTGAATCTGGACTCTGTCTCTGAGCACACTCGCTAACATTGTCATAATATATTTGTCCTTAATGGGTTCAATAGTTCTAAAGCCCGGCTCGGCAGTTTATAGCTGGTTGAACCAAGTCCGTTTATACTCTCACTGTCTACCTTATCACCCCTGCTTTCATATAAATCAGCCACGATTAAAAGCACCCCCGTCACCGCATCGGGAACCAGGGCTTGGGTAGCTGCTATATTCCCGTATCCAGCAGTGAAGGTAACAAGTATCTCTGCATATTCAGGCCAAGCAGTAAGGTGATACAACCTGCCAATTGATAATCTCTCACTCCAGCTACTGAGTTCAACACCATCAACTTTTATGGCAGTAGCTTCTATAGCAACTATTGGCATCTTGTACAACTTCATTATCTTGGTGCCATCTCCAATATGCGTCTCGGTTATCTCGCGTTGAACAAAAGCCCGTCCGGTATAATCCTCAGCCTTCTTGGTGGCTGCATTGATTAGGTTCTCCAGAAGCTCATCGTCCCACGACTCATAACTATCTTCGGATGCTGAGTATCTGTAAGCAGCAGTAACAACCTTCCCATCGGCAGGTTTCCCCTCAGTAGTGAATGTTATCGTCGCTCCGCTGATTGTATAATCCGTTGTTTCTACCTTGAGAGTTGAATCAACAAAAATCTTATACGTACCCTCCAATGGCGTATGATCTAACGTGAAAGTGACATTGGTTCCGTCCCCAGTCCCAACTGCCTCAGCGGAAACCACTAGTGACGCTGCTTGGTCAATGCGTAAGTAATTTTTAGCTTGGTTTAGTGTTACCAGCGCAGTACTAGAGATTGGCATTTTTAACCCCCTTTAATTCCCACCTAAGAAGTCTTATCTCTGCCTTCAAACTCCTGTTTGCTTCTAATAATATGTCCATTTTTTGTTCCATCCTAGAAAATTGGTTGTGCCTATCTTCGCCTACCAGTTGTAGGTTTTCAATCCGATTGTCATCTCGTTTATGATTGCGGTGGTGGACTATTTCCCAGGGGTGAAGGCAACGACCTAGCGCTTTGGCTACAACAAGACGATGCTCTAATACGGTATGATGCTTTTCACGAGCCATAGAAAAGAAAAAGTCATCAGGTTGAAGTACTACCTGAATATAACCATCCAGCCTCTTTAACCTTCCCCCCTTCCAACTTGCACTATTCACTCCACGTGGGCGGGCACAGATAAAACACTTCTCAGTTTTTGCCTTTCCCCTTACCATCGCAACCCAACTTGGTTTACCACAAATTACGCAGGCACGATAAATATATTTATAAAATAGGTCTTTCCCTATTTCACTCCCTCTTTTTACTTCACCAATCTCAGGCATTTTTACCCCTCTCTTTATAGCCTTTAGCAGGGTCGCCTCGCTGCCTATTCTTCCAGTAGCCCAATTGAGATAATTCTCTCTTGAGCACTCTGTAAAGCACTTGATGGCGTTCCAGTTGCTTTATCTCTTTGGTCAATTGCTCTATATTTACCCTGCTCATTGACTCTAGTTTACCATTAAGAGGCGGTTATTGTCAAAGTGACATCTTACTTCACCTTCCCGAGAGTATATTTATCCTGCATTTTTCCAAGGTCGTGTGTGGTGGGTGCTGCTCCTAGATTGTAAGCATGTGATGGTGGTGCATATATACGCTGAACAAGCTTGGTCAATATCACAAATTGAACAGCCAATGTGATTTGCTGCCTCAGAATTTCTATGTAGGTTGCCCGGTCAGTTTCTCCTGTTACAGCAAGGATTATCTGAGTTCGCATTTCCTCATATAGAAGTCCGGCATCACCGGATAGCACTGCCTGAATAACTTGCTCCCTTCCGGTCTCATCGAGGTGGAAGCCCGCAATTGCTTCCACTGTGGCTAGGATGGTCTGTGACCTTAGGGTC